ATAGGTGTAGAACCTAAAGATGTACATCCTAGTGAATGGTCTTGGGCAAAGGCTAATTTTGATAAAGTTTTAGATAATAATTCTACTATGGATAATCTTAAAAATCAGGTACAAGATCACCTTGTTTCCACTTAAATCCTTCTTTATGTAATGTTCTTTGACAGTTGGCGCATACTGTTTTAAGATTTTTAAAGTTACAATTATTCAAATGTCCATCAATATGAAACACGTTAAATTGTATTGGGAACTCACTTTTATATCCACACTTATCACATTTACTTTTCATACGATAACCAGCATTATGCCATTTAGGCATACCATGATTGGCTCCACCATATCTAATACAAGCTTCGCATTTACTTCTATAAAAGATTATATCCTTCTTATGATAGTTAATTGCACATGGATACTTGTTACAAACTTTACATAAAGGTCTCATATAGCTTATTTACCTGCCCTTTTCTGGCCCTTTTCATTTAGTAATTATAACCTGTCTTTTATGTAATAAGCATAAATAACGTTAACAAAGGAATTATAAGCAGGAGATTATAAAATGGCATTAGTTTCACCAGGAGTACAAGTAAGCGTAATAGACGAAAGTTTCTATACACCGGCCGAACCAGGCACGGTGCCAATGATATTCGTTGCATCAGCACAAGATAAAACATCAAGTTCAGGAACAGGAACAGCATCAGGCACAACAGCCGCAAATGCTGGTAAAGTTAATCTAATTACTTCTCAAAGAGAGTTAGCAGAAACATTTGGTGATCCTACATTTACTAAAGATGGTAATAATAATCCTATACATGGTGGTGAACTTAATGAATGGGGACTACAAGCGGCTTACTCTTATTTAGGTGTAGCCAACAGAGCTTATATTGTTAGAGCGGCAGTTGATACTGGAGAATTAAATGCTTCTGCAACAACACCAGCGGCTAACCCTCCATCAGGAACTTATTGGCTAGATACTGCTAATACAGAATGGGGAGTATTTGTTTGGAATGGTAATGCGGCAACTACTACAGGTGGACAAACATTTACAAAACATGATCCAATAGTTATAACTGACAAAACAAATTGCGTAGGAGGTGTTGCAGGTGCAGTACCTAAAACTTCAATAGGAGCAGTTGGTGATTATGCCATTAATGCTACTACTACGTATAACGATTTATATTTTAAAAAGCATGATGGAACTTGGCAAAAAGTTGCTTCTGCAGGATGGAAACAAAGTAACCCTGCTATAATTGGTGCAACATCAAATCCAACTATTACTAATGGTGCGACTATGTCTCTTAATGGTGCTACTGTTACTGCTTCAGGAACTACTTTAGATGCTTTAGTTACAGAAATAAACACTAATAATCCACACCCAGGTATTTTTGCTAAAAATCTTGATAACAAATTAGCACTTTATTCAGACGGTTCTCAAACTGCTCCTAAAGATACTAAAGTGACAATTGCAGAAGGTTCAACATTAATGGCAGAAGTAGGAATTACTGCTTCAACTGGTGATGGTTATAAAATACCATCATACAATTCTTCTACTCACACTAACGTTCCAGCATTTAAAGGAACTCTAGGTGATGATGGAATGGCGTCAGGCGCTATTTGGCTTAAAACAACTAGTCCAAATTTAGGTGCAAATTGGAAAGTTAAGAAATTTAATGATACTACTAAACTTTGGGAAGACGTAAGTGCTTCATTATACTCTAGCAATGAATCTGCATTATATAGTTTAGATTTATCTGGAGGAGGAGTAAATCTTCCAGTTGGTACATTATACGTTAATACAGTAAATGGTCAAACTGGCGAAGCTGATTTTAAACTTTTCAGACGAGCAAACACAGGTTCAACAACAATTACATCAAGTGCAATAGCAACACAATTAACAGCGGCTACATATGCAGTTACTATAGAAGAATCAATAGTAGGAGCAGAAGCTCTTGCTTCTAAGACTATTAGTGTAACAACTACTGCGGCAACTACTGATGCTGATGTATTAGCAGGCAAAATTAATGACGCAAGTTTTACAAATGTTAGTGCTAGTGTTGATGCACTTAACAGAGTTGTAATAACTCACAATGATGGTGGAGAAATTAAAATTACTGACACAGATGGATTAATAGCTCTAGCAGGAATAACACAAGATTCAACTAACGTAACATACGAACCAGGTATAGATCCAGCTAGTCCTCCTACTCCTAGAGTATATAGAGGATCTAATTGGGGAGCATTAACACATAATTCTTCTTCAACAGCTCCTACTTCTCTTGCAACAGATGGACAACTTTGGTATTCATCTATTGTTGACCAAGCAGATATTATGGAACATACAGGTGCTAAATGGGATGGTTATTTAACTGTAAATGCAAACACAGATCCAGCAGGACCACAAGTTTCTGCTACAGCACCAACTACACAATCAGATGCTACAGCTCTTGTAGATAGAGATTTATGGATTGATTCAAGTGATTTAGAAAACTATCCTAAAATTTCTAGATGGAATGCAAGTACATTAAAATGGGTAGCAGTAGATAATTCAGATCAAACAACAGAAGATGGTATTGTATTTGCAGATGGTAGATCAAGTACAGCAGGCGCAGATGAAACAGATGCTACAATTGTTGCTTTACTAACTAGCGATTTTGTAGATACAGATGCACCAGATCCAGCATTATATCCAAAAGGAACTTTACTTTTCAATACACGTAGAAGTGGATTTAATGTTAAGAAATTTGCAAGAAATCATGTAGACACTACAGCTAACAATTTAAGAATGGGTAGTGCATCTATGAGTGGTTATTATGCTCACAGATGGGTTACAGAATCAGCTAATAATTCAGATGGTTCAGGTTCATTTGGACGAAGATCACAAAGAAAAGTTGTTGTACAATCACTTCAAGCATTGGTTAATGCTAATCAAGAAATTAGAGATGATGAATCAAGAATATTCAACGTAGTTGCTTGTCCTGGTTATCCAGAACTAATAGGTGAATTGGTTAGTCTTAATAATGACAGAAACTTGTCAGCATTTATAGTTGGTGATTCACCAATGAGATTAACATCAGATGCAACGTCATTAAACAACTGGGCAACTAACGTTAGTTCAGCAACTGAAGACAATGACAATGGTCTTGTAACTAACGACGATTATCTTGGAGTGTTTTATCCATCAGGATTTACAAGTGATAATTTTGGTAACAACGTTGTTGTTCCACCAAGTCACATGATGCTTAGAACAATTGCTTTAAGTGATCAAGTTTCATTTCCATGGTTTGCTCCAGCAGGTACAAGACGAGGAGGAATTACAAACGCTAGTTCAACTGGATATATAGATTCAGAAGGAGAATTTGTAAGTTCTCCATTAAATGAAGGTCAAAGAGACACTTTATATTCTAGCAATGTTAATCCACTTACTTTTATAACAGGTGCTGGTTTAGTTAATTATGGACAAAAAACTAGAGCAGGTGGTACTTCATCTTTAGACAGAATTAACGTATCAAGATTAGTAATTTACTTAAGAAGTCAATTAAACAAATTGGCTAGACCTTTTGTATTTGAACCTAATGATAAAATTACAAGAGATGAAATAAAAGCACAGGCAGACAGCTTATTACTTGAATTAGTAGGTAACAGAGCATTATATGACTTCTTAGTAGTGTGTGATGAATCAAATAACACACCTTCAAGAATTGACAGAAACGAACTATATTTAGATATAGCAATTGAACCAGTAAAAGCAATAGAATTTATATACATTCCATTGAGACTTAAAAATACTGGCGAAATAGCTGGTTTATAATAGGATAAATATTAATAGGAGATTATAAAAATGAGTATATCAACATTATCAAAGATTACAGTACCTTTGAGTTCTAATCAAAGTTCTAGTAACCAAGGCCTATTAATGCCTAAGTTACAATATCGTTTTAGAGTAACTTTAGAAAACTTTGGTGTATCTACTCCTACTACTGAACTTACTAAACAAGTTCAGGATGTGATGAGACCTAATTTAAGTTTTGAAAAAACAACTATTGATGTTTATAATTCAAAAGTATATCTTGCAGGTAAGCATACTTGGGAGCCAATTACTTTAACATTAAGAGAAGATGTTGCAAACAATGTTCAAAAATTAGTAGGCGAACAATTGCAGAAACAATTCGATTTCTTCGAACAATCTGCGGCGGCATCTGGAGCAGATTACAAATTTGTAACTAGAATTGAAATAACAGATGGAGCTAACGGAGCCAATGTAGTTAATGTTTTAGAAACATGGGAATTATATGGTTGTTATCTTGATTCTGCAAATTACAATACTTTAGCATATAACACTAGCGAACCAGTAACTGTAACACTTTCTATTGTATACGACAATGCTATACAAACACCACAAGGTTCAGGTGTAGGAACATCTGTAGGAAGAACAATAAACACTTTAATTACTGGTGGCGGCGCATAATAACAAAATTTAAAATTCCACTAATAGAGGAGGCGCTAAGGCGCCTTTTTTATTCTCTACCCTGTTTTTCTACTCGATAAATACTGTATATGGCAAACTTACTAAACGGATTTTTAGATAACTTAAAAAGTGGTATATTAGGACCTAAAGGTAATTTAGGTGACTTTGCTCATGCGGCTAGACTGTATGTAGATGACAGTTTTAGACTTGCTCCAAAAAGTAAATTTTTATATCACGTAACATTTAACATTAATGATAGGGCTGGTATAACTGATCCACCGTTAGAAAATCATAAACGTGAATTGAATATGTTAGTAAAACAGGTTGACTTACCTAAATATACAATTGATGTGGATATGGTTCAAGCATATAATAAGAAAAGAAAAATTCAAAAAAGAATTCAATATGATCCAGTAGCTATTTCATTTCATGATGACAATTATGGAGTAACTACTGCACTATGGGAATGTTATTATAGATATTACTTTAAAGACGGTAACTATGGAGACACAATGACAGATGGTTCTCCTGATATGACATCACCACCTGCATATAAAAAACCTTATAATAGAGGATTAACATATATGTCGTCTGAAATGAACAAATTTAATTTTGGATTAGACAATAATAGTCTTGCTCCATTTTTTCACAGTATTCAAATTTATCAAATGGCTAGAAAAACATATACTTGTTACACATTAGTTAACCCTATAATTTCTGGTTGGGAACATGATTCACTTTCTAATGAAGACACAGGTCCAGTACAAAATCGAATGAGAGTAGAATATGAAGCAGTATTTTATAGTCGAGGTCCAGTAAGTCAAGGTAAGGCTCCTAAAATGTTTGGTAAAGAGTCAGGACATTATGATACAACTCCAAGTCCTAATTCATTAAGTGGTGGTGGCACAACAAGTGTATTTGGAACTGGTGGTATATTATCTGGTTTATTTGGCGGAGGAGGTTCAGGACCTAATACTTACATAGGCAGTCAAGGAGGTCCGAAAGGAAAAATAACCTTAGGATCTATCATTAGGACTGCTAATAGAATTAGAAATTTGAAAAAATTAAGTAAAGATGGTCTAAGACAAGAAGGATTTAATATATTAGTAGGAGCAATTGGTAAAATAGGACAAACGGCAGATGCTTCTAAAGGTGTTGCAAATACACATCTTGGAAAATCTATTAATAGTGTTAGAAGTGGAGTAGTAAAAGCAATCCAAAAAACAAACAAACTCATATAGGATAAATTTATGGCATTACCTAATACAAACATACCAAATGAATCTAAAGACAGTTCAGCACCAGTTAAAGAATTTTTTAATAAATTTTTTACTGATCCTATTAATTTTCCTAGCAACCAAGTAGATGCAGTTGTTGGATTTTTTGAATCTAGAGGCTTTGATAAAGTTGCTAGTAGAAGTACTGCAACAGTTTTATTACAACAAGCTAAATTAGATGGTGTTAATGTTTTTGAATTAGTTGACACATTAAAAGGTGTAGAATCTGCTAAACTCAGTTTTATGGTTACTGAAATTCTTAATCACAATAGATCAAAAATATCAACGTTAGGTTATAAAATTACAAACCCAAACGAGTCTACTGAAAAAAGAAATATAGTGGTGTAAGTCCATGAAACGTTATATTAATGGTAGATTCAATCCAAAGAATCCTAGCAAATACATAGGTAATAGATCACCTTTATATAGATCAAGTTGGGAATTTGCTTTCATGAGATTTTGTGATGAAAGTCCTAGTATTAGCAAATGGGCCAATGAAGCAATTAAGATACCTTACAAACATCCTTTCACAGGAAAATTTTCAATATATGTTCCTGATTTTTTTATAGCATATACAGATAAAGCAGGTAAAAGTCATGCAGAAGTTGTAGAAATTAAACCAGAAAATCAAACTAGAAAAGAAAAATTAGGTGAAAGCAAAGCTAACAAAATACAATATGTTATTAATCAAGCTAAATGGAATTCCGCTATGGCTTGGTGTAAAAATAAAGGTTTTAAATTTAGAGTAGTAAATGAAAAAGACCTTTTCCATACTGGAAGACGCGGTTAAAATTCTAAATAAATATAGTAGTATATAATATGACTAAAAAATTAGAAGAACTTTTAAACTTACCTGAATCTCAATCCATAGTAGATGAAGATAAAGCCAATGAGAAACAGGCTAAAGTTAAAGCAGAAGCAGAAAAAGAACAAATAACTACCAAAAGA